ATGTAAGTGGTTTTTTGTTTTACGCCAAGTTTACGCCAGGTTTTGAGGAAAATTGGTGGTAATTGCTACCGAAGTTTGGGTAATTTAATTCCTTCCACAAATTATAAATCGGCCTTATTTCGTACAGACTGGATTTTCTGACCACCCAGTGTTAATTATGATTAGTAGATTTATTAGATTCATTCTCAAGCATATAATGTGGATTTAACATTCCGCCAAAGAATTGTAAATTTATCCAGTGTATGCATTTATCAGTGAACGAATCGGATTAACCTAAGGATAACATATAGGGGGCGTAAAACGAATTGTATCTTATTGATTAAAACCAAAAAAGCCGGGTTTTCCTTTAATATTGCGGGTTTACGGAGGTTTAGCGGTTTTTCTTCCACAAAACGAATTGTGCTTTTTCTACTACTTTTCTACTATTTAACTACCATTTTGCCGGCATTAAAAGCTTAAAATTACTTCTTTTCTACCATTAATTACTATATAAGGTTCATTTTAAGGCAATATTATGCTTCTTGCGGTGTTCTAAGACCTCCGGAGATTGAACGTGGCTTTAAAATGCCGCTTTTTGCCCTGGATGTTTGATTATCCTGGACAAGTCACTATTTGTCTAAAATGATGAGGTTTTTGATTGGGTGGTCAATTGGGTGGTCAATTGGGTGGTCAAATCATGGCAAAAAAAGGGGCTGAAAACGGTTGTTTTGGCATAAAAAATAACCGTAACTGGCAAAAAATGACGTTATACCCCCCCCATATGGCATAAAAGTGTACAGTTGGAAACGGTCTAAATAAGTGTTTAAGTTATCAGATATCAATAGCTTACACCATTCTATAATGAAAAAACACGCTCAAAACGTGTGTGTTTTTTTTACAATTCGTTTTGTTTAAAGGATTTTATGCCGGAAACAATGATCAGTCCCGCAGACAACGGGCCTATACCGGTATGTAAAATTGTATCAACCTGCCTTCTTTCTTTTTTGCCCGGCAGACTCCTGGGTTTCACGAGACTTGAGCAACCGGTTGGTTTCTTTTAATGCTTCAATAGTATCCCGAAGCGCATCAATCATCCGATCTTTAACTTCACATTGCTGGCATGGCCCTCGTGGAAGCTCCTCTTTTGTGACTTTCAGTAATTTCTGATCTATTTCGCCAACCTTTAAAAGATCATTAGTCATTTCACCGGCACCGGTTAAAAGCCATTCGGCATTTAAGTCAGGAAAAGTTCGTAATATTTTCTCAAGTATATCTGATCCAATAGAGGCATTATTTCTTACCATTTTACTAAAATAACTGTTTGAAACACCTATCTGCATTGATAATTTGTTCAGACTAAGTCCTTTTGTTTCAATAAAATAAGCTAATCTTTGTATGGACTTCGTAAAATATTCCATTTTTTACTTGACTTTCGTAAAATAGTATTTATATTTGCATTAAATATAAAACAAATATACAACATCATGCGGAAAAGTCAAGAGACGAATGTAAAATACCCGGAAAATCAGAGATTTAGGAAGGTCATTAAGCGGGGAGACGTTAAGAGGCTGGCAGAGATTGGCGGTCGTACTGTTTCATCAGTTTACATGATTATTTCGGGTCGCTGCCGGGCCACGACGGAATTTCAGAAGGAGCTCCTGGAGTTTGTGAAGGAGAAAGAGGCGCTGAGGCGCCAGCTGAATGAAGTGGTTGGAAATGAATAAACCTTAATACCTTATAATATGCGGCTAAAAAGAAAAAATTACATCACCAGGGAAGATCTCGCGAAGGAGGTCAACCAGATCCTCGATCAGCGAAAGGCTGAAGAGGAAAAGCGACTTGAACATCTGAAGGCCTTGGAGGAACTTATATCTTTCTGTAGGACTCGAGAACTCGTTCATAAATCACTTGAAGATGCCCGTCGCCAAGCGGCGGCTTTATGCTCTCAGCAAGGATGACAACGTGTTTCTCCAATAGGATATTAAATTGCTTTTTCTGCTCAGGCGTAAGCAAATCAACTAATGCCTGTGTGAACAGGTGTGCCTGTATTGCATTTTCAAAAGCGATGTCAAGCATCTTTCTTTCTTTTTCATTCATAGCTACATGTTTTTTGGTTGAGAACAAAGGTAGCGAATTCCCGGAGTCAAGCGTGAGCGGCTGGATCGAATCGGCCTCCGGGAGCAAACCCTTAAATACCTAAAATATGGAACATAAAATAGAAATCAACCTTCACCTGGAGAAGTTAGTCGGGAAAATAGAGATAACTGTTCTTCCCGGTGAAGAAGGTAATACCTCAAAGGAATCCCTCGAAAAACAAATTGAGTTGGCTGAGGCTTTAGCGTCAAAAAGTATTCAACGGTTGTTGAAAGTCGCTTATGAAGCGACAGCATTAGCTCTTCATGAGATAGATCAGCAAGATTCCGATCATTAATCTTTTGCGAACCGATGGTTTCTTCAATTACTTCATCCAGGCAAGCGTTAAAAAATTCATTTAACATGAATTCCCGGCCAGTCCGTTCCCGGAGCCATTGTAAAAAATCTTTTTTCATAGCTACATGTTTTTTGGTTGAGAACAAAGGTAGCGAATTCCCGGAGAAAAGCGTGAGCGGCTGGATCGAATCGGCCTCCGGGAGCAGATAGTAATAATTACAAGTATGGAAGAACAAAACACATTAGCTAACGGAACGCCGGCCTCGGTACAGATCTTCTGGACGAAGGACTACGGCATGTTCCGGTTCCTCAAGGGCAACCGCGACCTGAACGAGGGAAAGATCAAACGCATCATGCGCTCGGTGGAGGATGGACTGGAGTTTTTCAGGTACTGCCCGATCATGGTCAGTAAGGACGCCTTTGTGATCGACGGCCAGCACCGGTTCTACGTGTGCAAGAAGCTCGGCCTGAATGTCTATTACGTGATCGTGCCCGACTTCACCCTGCGCCAGGTTGCCGAGATGAACAACAACGCGAGCAAGTGGAAAGATAAGGACTACCTGAACTGCTATATCGACGTGGGCATCGAGCATTACAAAGTTCTGGCCGGATTCATCGAAACTTACCAGGTGAACATCGGCATCGCCTCCAGTCTTCTGGATTACGGCAAGGTAAGAGGCGGGGGCGGAAGAGATAATTTCCGCGATGGCCTGTTCAAGGTGAACTATTATGACCAGGCGGTCAGGCTGATGGATAAGGTGGCCGACTTTTCCGGTTACTGCGAAGGCTACAACAGCCGCAACTTCATACAGGCGGTGGAGGTGTTGCTCGACAGCCCGGAATACCGTCACCAGGAAATGCTGGACAAGCTGAAGCTGCATAGCCTGGTGATCGAGAACAGGTCGTCGCATAAAGACTACCTGCAGCACCTGGAAGACCTTTTCAATTTCAAAAATTCAAAAAGAAGAAGAATCTACTAACCCCTCCGGCCATGCCACTGCTCTATCCAATAACATGCATACGCACCTATACCGGGAAGATATTCGACGTGCTCAATCCGGACCCGGATCTGATCTGTATCGAGGACATTGCCCACGCGCTGAGCAACCTGTGCCGGTTTGGCGGACACACACGCCGTTTTTACTCGGTAGCCCAGCATTCTTTCCTGTGCGCCACCCATGCCCCCGAACCGCTGAAGCTCACCGCGCTTCTGCACGATGCCTCGGAAGCTTACCTGGTGGACGTTCCCTCGCCGATCAAGCAATTTTTGCCGGTTTACCAGGAAATGGAAGACAGGCTCATGCAGATCATCGCCAAAAAATTCGGGTTTGAATACCCGCTTGCAAAACGTGTTGTTGAGATCGACAAAATGATGCTGAAGAGGGAGTGGAAGCAGTTGATGACGGGCAGGGATAAAAAGAATTCCGACTGCTGGGATCCCACTATGGCAGGGATGATGTTTTCAGATTATTACAAACTGCTAATGATACGCTGATGGAACTCTACAAAGGCAAATGGTGCATCAGCGGGAGCGAATTGATCCAGGGCCCGGAAAACCCGGACGGGTTCATGACACAGGCTTATTACAAGTTATTACAAAAGAGGAATAAAATAAAGGTACTTCGCCGCGGCTGCCGCAACACCCCAGCCCTGATCGAATTCGACAGCCTGCCGGCGAGGTACCGGGAGCAGATCATCGACCGCCTGGGGCATGACCCCCGGGAGAAAATCCAGGAGAACTGTATTTCATCTTCCCTGGAGCGCGACGACAAGGCCCGGGAGTTTTACAATTCCTGCCGGCTTCCCAACGGGGAGAGCCTTCCCTTTGGAGCCATCGAGGAGTACAGCACCAATGCCGACCTTTTAAACACCCTGCATGAGATGGCCAACCGCATCCGCGGTACCAGGCGCGCGCGGGGAGGCAATACCCACGGTATGTGGGATGAACTGGCCCGGGAACTTACCACCCTCGACCGGTCGCAATATCCCCATAGCCTTCCGACTAATCCAGTCCGCCTGCGCGAGAAACTGAACCACTACCTGAAAGGGGGGCCACAGAGCCTGATCCACCGCGGTTATGGAAACCGGGTGGCTGAAAAGCTGTCTGATGAATCGCGCCGGTGGCTGCTGGCCCGCTGGTCGAACATGGTGGAGAAAGCCACCTCGGTGGAGCACCTGTTCGAGCTTTATAACCGTGAGGCCATCGCCCGGGAGTGGAAGCAGCTCCATAGCGTATCGACGATCCGCAACTTCCTGTTCGATCCCCAGGTGAAGCACTTGTGGTGGGGAATCCGGTATGGCCAGATCAACGCTAAAAACAAGTTTGCCCTTCAGAACTCAACCCGCCTGCCCTCCATGCGCGACTCGTTGTGGTACTCCGACGGTACCAAGCTGAACTATTTCTACCTGAACGACGAGGGCAAAACCGAGACATGCTCGGTGTACGAGGTGATGGACGCATACAGCGAAGTTCTCCTGGGATATCACATTTCGAAGACCGAAGATTACCAGGCGCAATACCAGGCTTACAAGATGGCCATCCAGATTGCCGGTCACAAGCCATACCAGATCGGTTATGACAACCAGGGAGGGCATAAGAAGCTTGAGAATGGCAATTTCCTCAATAAGATAGCCCACCTGTCTATCAAGGCACAGCCTTATAACGGTAAATCCAAGTCTATTGAGAGCGCTTTCGGCCGGTTCCAGTCGCAGGTCATGAAACAGGACTGGTTCTTCACCGGTCAGAATATCACCGCTAAAACGCTGGAAAGCCACCCGAACCGCGAATATATCCAGGCCAATAAAGGCCGGCTTCCCAACCTGGAGGAAGTAAAACGCGTTTACGCCACCCGGCGCGATCAGTGGAACCACGGTGCGCACCCGGCCACAGGCAAACCCAGGATCGAGATGTACCAGGAAAGCAAAAACCCGCGAGCCGTTAAAGTCAACACGTGGGATCTGGTCGATATCTTCTGGATTCAGCGCCCTGATCCGGTCATGCTTTCTGCTTACGGGCTCAGCTTTACCGAAAAGAAGGTTAAATATGATTACCTGGTTTACCGCGACGGGATGCCGGATGTGGAATGGCACCGCAAGAACATCGACAAGAAATTCTGGATCAAATTCGATCCGGAAGACATGAGCCTGATCATGCTTTATGACCAGGACTCTTCCGGCAGGCTTCGCTTCGTGACGGAAGCCATGATTAAGGTGACCGTAAGCCGCGGCAAGCAGGAACAAACCAAAATCGAAGCTGCCCTGATCGCATCTACTGACAAAGCGAACAAGATCGAGATCATCAAATCGGTCGACACGATTGAAGAGGTGTTCCGGGAGTTCGATATGCATCCCGAAAAGTGGGGTCACCGCATGCCTGGTATTCCGGGAATTACGAAAACCAAAGGAAAGGCCTCCGGCATCGGCCGCGTTCAAAAGGCCATCTCCAACCTGACCCCCTTTGATGACGACGATGAGGAAAAAAATATCTATGACTTAATGTAATAATCCACAAAAATTCAAAATCACATGATCACGGAAACTCAAAAAACACAGATCACCGAGCGGCTCAAAGACTACGTCGAGCGCATCGGCAGCCAGAACAAAGCGGCCAACGCCCTGAAGGTCTCCACGTCAACCGTCAGTCAGATCCTGAATAACAACTGGGAGCTCATTGCCGACGAGATGTGGCGCAGCATCGCGGCCCAAACCGGTTATTCATCCATTGAATGGACGGCCGTGGAAACCAGGGATTACAAGCTGCTGATCAAGCTGCTCTCGGATGCCCAGACCAACAGCAACGTCTTTGCCGTGGTCGGCGAGGCCGGCACCGGGAAGTCATTCACCGTAAAAGGCTACACGGAAAGCAATAAAAGGGTATACACCCTGCAGTGCGCCGAGTTCTGGAACCGGAAGGTATTCCTGCAAGAGTTACTCACAGCCATGGGGCGCGACTATTCCGGGTTTAACGTGGCCGAGATGATGTACGAGGTGGTGCGCGCGCTGAAAGTGCAGGATCGGCCGCTGATCATCCTGGATGAGGCCGACAAGCTGACCGACCAGGTGCTTTACTTCTTCATCACCCTTTACAACCACCTGGAGGATCACTGCGGGATCGTGCTGCTGGCCACCGATCACCTGGCCAAGCGGATCAGGCGCGGTCTGAAGCTGAACAGGAAAGGATACAAGGAGATCTATTCCCGTATCGCCCGCCGGTTCATCGAGCTGCATGGCGCTTCCCCGAGCGACATCACGGCCATCTGCATAGCCAACGGAGTTGCTGACAAGGGGGATATCAAACAGGTCATTGAAGACGCTGAAGGAGATCTTAGAAGAGTTCGTCGCAGAATCCACGCTTTAAAAGCAGCTTAAAAGGCTTTTAAAAGGTATTATATGAAGGTAAAAAGGAAGAATATATCCGTGGGAAACATGATAAATATGAGCATAGAAGGTTTGCCTTTCGAGGATAGCTGGGAAGCATCCCTGGGACATCCTTTTCTTACCGGAAGCTGGATTATATGGGGAGCTCCCGGAAACGGTAAAAGCCGCTTTGCCATACAGCTTTCCAAATACCTGACACAATTCGGAAGGGTTGCATATAACAGCCTTGAAGAAGGGATCGGGCTGAGCCTTCAACGGGCCTTCAAGGCCGAAAACATGCAGGAGGTTGACGGTAGGATGATCATCCTGGACAAATTGCGTTATAACGACCTGATGGCCCTGCTTGAAAAGCGCCGCTCCCCCGATATTATTATCATCGATTCACTACAGTACATGGGATTGAATTATTCTCAGTACACCAAACTAATAGAAAAATTCAAAAATAAACTTTTCATCCTGGTAAGTCACTCGGATGGAAAACGTCCTGAAGGCAGGATAGCCAAACAGATCCATTTCGACTCGTTCATCAAGATCTGGGTTGAAGGTTACAAGGCTTTCCCGATGTCCAGGTATGGCGGCGGAGCGCCTTACATGATCTGGGAGGAAGGGGCTGAAAAATACTGGAAAGGAAAAAATGTATGAGCAAAGAAACTTTAATACAGGCCATGCGGGCCATGCACAAGGATATGACCGACCAGGTCGCCGCGGTAACCGGATTGACCCGTGAACAGGTGACGGCCCTGATGTTCGAAATGGGCGCTCAATATATCGAGCATATCGCGGGCGGGGAGAGCATCTCCAAAGCCTTCCTGCGGGAGCCGCTGTACTGGGCCTGGTGGCGACAGCAATGGCATTTGATGGACGAGGTGTTCATCAACATGACCGGCCACCTGACCCATGAAGACCGGCGCAAGGTTTACAGGCGGTTTCACGAGGATATCGACGTGTATCCCGACGCGGTGGTCTGGGACAAGATCCACTCGGCTTACCAGCGGATGAGCCAGGAGGTTATCGCGAAGAACCGAACGGAAATACCTACAGGCCATGAGTATGAATAAGACAGAAAGGCTGGGAGACGGCCGGTACGTAACGCAATACGTAGACGTATGCCGCAACTGCAGGGGCGTGGGCACGGTGGATAACTTAAGCTGTTATACCCATTCCGGGGCCCTGCTGACCTGCCCTGTATGCGACGGATCAGGCCGGGTGTTCATACGCAAAGAGATTTCAGTAAAAATAGAACCTTACAAATCAATAACAACCTAAAAACGACACAATGGCAAAAAGAGAAAAAAAGCCGGTCATTTCGCCGGTGAGTTTAGAACAGGCCGAGCAGATCATGAGCGACTATGCGATGCTGGACGCCCGGGTGAGCGAGATCACCTCGAAGATGGATCAGAAGATCACCGAGATCAGGGAACTTCACGCCGAGGCACTGCAAAGCCTGGGGGATAAGCGCACCGAGAGGCTCACGCAGCTTCAGCTGTTCGCCGAGACCAACAAGCAGCTCTTCGACAAGAAAAAGTCGATAGAGATGGCCCACGGTGTGATCGGTTTCCGCACCGGTACGCCGAAGCTGAAGACCATCAAGGGATTCACCTGGCCGGCCATTACCAACTTATTGAAACAGTTCCTTCCGGAGTACGTGCGCACGGTTGACGAGCCGGCCAAAGATAAGCTGCTGGCCGACCGGGAAAAGGAAGAGGTGAAAAAGTACTTCAACCGCGAAGGGGTGGGCTGCGAAGTCGTCCAGGACGAGACCTTTTTCGTGGAGCTGAAGAAAGAAGAATTTGCCCAAAGGCCGTAAGGCTGGCATGCCCGGGATGGCGCTGAGAAAGATTGTAAGCTCATGGGTAGCGCATGTCTCACATCTGCGGTTAAAGCCGGGTTCGATTCCCGGCCGGGCAGCATAGAAATATCATAGTCATGTTCACTGTAGAAAGAAGACCAACAATAAGACCAACAGGCTTAGACCTGGACACCGGGAAATGCCTCCCGGAAATAGTATTAGAAGCGGTGTGCTTTTATTTTGACCAGAGACCGGTTGATGTAATCGGAAATGTTACCAGAAAGAAGGAAATTGTACAGGCCAGGCATTTTGTTCACTACTTTCTGACATTGAATGAATCGCTTTCCATGAATGCTATTGGTGATTTCACCGGGAAAGATCATGCAACCGTCAGTAACTCGCGCAAAACAATTGAGGGGTGGCATCAATTATACCACTCATGCAGGCTGGATATCCACGTCATTGCATTTTACATTAACTGGCTAAATCAACTCGATATGGAAATTCAACAGGAAGTAAGCAATGGGCAGATACGCTATATGTATCTTTTGCTGGACTCACTGGGCATCCGTTCACTGAAAAATGATCTGGTGGCCGATGCATCTGCCGGCAGAACGGAAAGCGTAAGAGAGCTCAGGCGAAAAGAATACGGTGATCTTATCAACCATCTTGAAGAAAAGCTAAAAGGCGCCAGGAGGGATGTTGCACCGCACAAGAAAAGTATTCAAAGCGCCGACCGCATGCGCAAGCGGATCCTGAGCATGTGTTATTCTATGGGCTGGACACTGTTTGATCCGGCATTGCACAGGCATGTGGCCGATTATGAAAGGCTGGAGGCCTGGCTGCTGAAATATGGCTACCTGCACAAACCGCTGGACGATTACACTTATCTGGAGCTTCCCACGCTGGTCACCCAGGTGGAAAATATGATGCGCAGCCTGTACGAAAATAAATCCCAAAAATCATGAAGGTATTCCTGTTGACATCCACGGCATGGCAGGGCGAGATCGAGATCCATTTTAATGAATCCGATCTGCTGATCACCTGCGATCTTTCCAGAGCGGTACTAAGCGAGCAGCAGCATCTGTGGTTTTTAAAACGGATGCCGGTAGAGCTGGCAGAGTTGAAGGCGCTGATTGCCAAAACGCAGACGGCGAAGCTTACCGAGATCAAAGAGGAGATCACTTTCGAGACCTTCTGGAACCGCTACGACGACAAGGTGCGTTCTTCCCGGAAGAAGGCGCAGCGGATCTGGGACCGGATGACCACGGCCAACCGGGTGAAGTCCTTCCGGCATATTTCGACGTACGAGGCCACCCGTCCGGCAGGAGTGGCCAAGAAATACGCGGAAACTTACTTAAACGCTGAAACGTGGAATAACTAAAATACGGCTGAACCTATGGCAAAAAAAGGACGCAACGCCGGTCTTGTAGCCTTAAGAAATGAGGCTCTTTTAGCAAGATACTATTATTGGAGCGTAATCTGTGAACGTAGGTTTGACAGTGTTTTAGATATTCTGTCGAAACAGGAATTTTTCATCACCGAGGCCACGATCATGCGTGAGTTGTTACATCATGATGAATTCCTCCAGGAACTGATCCGCAACAAGGTAACAATAACGCAACTTTCTATGGCGTATCCGGAATGGAACTGGAGGCCGAATACCAGGTTTGGTTACGACAAAAAGCAAATGAGACTATTTTAATAAATTAAACTTTAACACGATGAATTACAATTTTCCAGATCACGTTTCAGGCGACACGTTCAACGGTATAGAATTCCAGGTGAACGTGAACGGTGAACCGAAGGACCTCACCGGTTTCACCATCAAGATGGAGGTAAAAAAATCGCAGGTATCCGGTGCGGCACTTACTCTTTCCACGGAAGAAGACATTAATGTCACCGATGGCCCTGCCGGCCGGTTCAACATCATCCCACAAGTCATAACCCTGAAACCAGGCACGTATTTTTATGACATTGAATTCTCAAAAGACGGCTATGTTAAGACCTGGATTTCGGGTCAGTGGAGTATTATTAACGACATAACACGCTAAGACTATGGACCAGATAACGGTAAACGTAACAGAAATAGTCGAGAATGTAACCGTGCAGGTTTCTGTAAGCCCGGTTCTGCCCAGGTATGAAAGCTGGCTGCAGGAGGATATTACCAACTCGCTGAATGGGGTGTGGTTTCACGTGATTGCACTGACACTTCAACCCGGGGTGTATTCAATAACTGCCCGGGTTCAATTGCGGGAAATCATAACCTACTCGCTGGCCTGTGCGGTTAAAATTGCCACCGCGGGTGGAACGCTTGCCATTGGAAGATTGCTGCTTAACGCGGATAATGGTTACAACGGGATAACGCTACATTGTTTCGCAGGCATCGCTACAGAGCAACCGGTGACCGTTTACGCCAAAGTATCAGGCATCAATTACCAGACCGCGGTGGTTTGCGCCGATGTTACTGACGAAACCCTGGTGAAGAAGGTAACGGGCATTCAAGCTATGAAGATCGGGTAATATGATGTACACTATAGATGCTATGACCATAATTTGCTGGATCTGGTCCTTTATTATCGGCATTCTCATATTCTTGGCCGGATATCATCAGATTTTCAGGAAGATAAGAAGAAAACGGAAAAAATAATCCAAAAAAATCACGGGTATTATGATTTTTCTTTATACGTTTGTGGTGCTTGAATCATCAAATTATTATTGTGAGGCATCTATCACAAACACTAAGACTGAAACAGTTACGGGGCGGCAAACCGGTGAAAGTCCGGCAGTCCTTACAAAGCCTTGCTTTGATGGTTCAAGCGGTGACCGTCCCTATTTGTTTAATTTCAAATCCATTAAAACTATGCTTGAACCAATGGACAAATGCGCTCTATGCGAGCACCGGCCGATCACGGCTGAACTGATCATCAAAGATTTACTGTCTGTGGCCGAAATGGCCTATTTCTCCGAGAACCTTCACGAGATGTTCCTATCCTTCGTGCGGGATTACGATAGCATTGCACCCGACTTCAAAAACGGGATCATTACCACTTATGTGGAATTACGTGAACACATCAAAAGAATTGAAATTTATCAAATGGAAAGGAGTAAACAATGAATACATTAACTAAATTCAACGAAAGCCAAGCTACGGCTAAAACTGAGCAACTAGTCGTAATCGAAAATGACAGGCCAATCACAACTTCCAGGCTAATAGCCAAAACATTCGGGAAACAACATGCGCATGTTTTAAGAGATCTCCAAAACTTAGGATGTTCCGATGAATTTAGCCAATCCAACTTTGGATTGGCCGAATTTTATGACCGGCAAGGTAAGCCACGACCTGAATATCACGTCACAAAAGACGGCTTTACGATGCTTGCCTTTGGCTATATCGGCGAAAAGGCAATGAAGTTTAAGGAAATGTATATAAAACGGTTCAATGAGATGGAGGGTGAAATACGTGAGCGTGACCTGAAGGCGCTTCCACAGCATGCCGGTAAGGTTGAAAAAATGGTTTACCCGTGTAAAATGGGCAGCAAGATGACCAACTGCTACTATACCGGCGGGGTGGTTTATACCCAGTTTTCACTGTTATTGACATATCTTGGAAGCCAGAGCGGGATGTCAAGGAATTTACGTGAAAAGCTCGGCGAAGAGAATTTCATCGAGGTAACCACTAATAAGCAGCCTATCCAGTATGGAAATTTCCAGGCGTTCAAGAACTATTTATCCAAAGCTTTATCCAAGCCTGATTTCAGGTTATGCAACGAGGTGGCCATGGATATATGGGGCGTGAGCCTTTTTGAAGCGTCACACCAGGGGGCGGTGTTCACTCACCACTTTACCCTGGAGGAAGTATACCGCGTCATCACTGAGGTTAACAATTTTAAAGGTAACCCCCAGAGAGTCCAGGAAGTAGTTGAAATGCTGAAGCAGGGAGGTGGCCGCTTATGAGTTGATAGTAAAAAACGTTCATGGGTGTTGATAAATGCCCACTCCTTTCTTTCAAATGCAAAGACCGCCAGAAATGACGGCCTTTTTTGTTTAATCTCCCTGCACGGCCGCCATCACTCTGGTCACCCCCGAATAATCATACAGGTCAGCCATCACGCGGATAACCGAGCGGGCAAACGTTTCGGTATAGGTAACCGACTCGATGCCGGTAACGATACACTGCCCGCAGATCAGCCGGCCGGCTTCATCCTTCAGCTCGGCGCCCTGGATGGTGTTGATGATCTCCATCACCTGCGAGGCATGGGCTTTTACGGCCGAGTCCTGTACCGCGTTCTCCACACTGCCGAATGGCGCCTGGCTGAGATAATGGAGGCGGATGATCGCGTGCCGGCCACAACGCACGCGGCCATAGTAATCGATGGGGATATCGGCCGGCATTTCGATGTAGATCACCGGGACCTTATAAACGGTCTTGTTCTTATCCCTGAGGTACTGGCCGGTGTAGTAAAATACTGTTGTAATACTCTTCAACTCCTCTTTGAGCAGTTTATAAATGTTGTAGGTATCCATTATGATTTATTTTAAGATGTTGTTCAATGTCTTTTCGATCTCGTCGTCAATGATCTTGTCCAGATCGGCCGAGTCGCCGATGAACTGGCGTTTGGGCATGGTGAAGCCGGCTCCGCGGCCAGCCTTGAGTCCCTCGTTGTGCACATCGGCATAGATCACGTCGCTATAGATGGTCACTTTGCCTGGTGAAACTTCATATTTGATGCTCCGGCCCAGGTCGCCGGTCTTGCCGGTAAGAATCTTCCTGCTGCCGGCAGCTCCACGTACATTCCTGGTACGGCGCTGAACTTCCTTCCAGGGCTTGGGGCCGTTATCCTGGAAGCCTTCTTTCTGGAAGTTCTCGGTAAACAGATCCACGGCCTTTTTGCCGATGGCCATAGGCAGATCGGTGTTGATGGCCTGGGCAAGTTTGGCTTGCTGGGATTTGAGCAGGATGGAGAATTGTTCGGGGGTCATGGTGGGTATTGGTTATTGGTTATTGGGTACTGGTCAATGGTCAATGGTCAATGGTCAATGGTTATTGGTCATTTGGTTTTTTTTGATTCTGGTTGATGATGTCGCCTTTATCGGCGCTGCCTTTGGAGCTTCCGTAGAAGTAACCTACCACAGACCCGAACGCGGCTAAAAGCGTGCCGACGGACAGCACAAGAACATCTTTCAACGGCGACTCCGGATGCTTTATGACTGTTACTATAAGCATGGCGATCAAAACAAAGGTGCCTGCCACGATCAGCGCGCCGATCAGGTACTGGAATAATTCTTTTGTTTTAGTTTTCATGTTGGGTATTGGTTATTGGTTATTGGTTATTGGTTAAATATTTTTGTTGATTTTGTTGCATTTGTGTTTTTTTGTTGTATATTTGCAATTGAAATAGCGTTTGGGATCAGCCTCTGCCTGGTAAGCTTTGTGTGATGGCCTAAACGCTATTTTAGTTTTTCTGTCAAAGCATAAAGAAAACACTTCCCATCAAACATCTCCCGCACATTCAGAAACCATGGTTTTTCTAATATTAATACCCGGAAATAGTGATAATTAATAACCATTGGATTGGATTTATCAATATTCTCTGCACTTAATACATACACGGATGATTCCATTAATGTATCAAGTTCAGTTACCAGAAGGTTTTTATAATCTTGATTATAATGAAAATCTCTTGCAAAATGAATAATGCCAACACGGTTAAATCCTACATTAACAGTCTTTTCATTACCTTGAATTTGGATAACTTTTGATATAGTAACATCTCTTAATTCTTCCAACGCTTTTTTAATTGAAGTATCTCGTATATATTTGGTGACAAACTTTTTAACCGTATTCTCTTTATTTTTTGAGATGTTAAAATACGGGTGCTTCTGTGTCACCAGCTCTCCGGTATAATACGGGTTACCATCCAGTCCCTTTGCCGGCGGTACAATTTTTCCTGGTTCCGCGCTCGCCGGTGCATCGGTTGTTTTCCAGTCGCACTTGCAGTTCCACAGGTTGCCCGGCTGGTTGTTATTCCAGAACTCATGATTCATGGGAAGGGTGATACCCACGTAGCCCAGATGCAGTTCCCTGGGTGAAGCTGACCGGGTCCTGATCCAGGTCAGGTTCGGGAACAGGTGCTTCTCTTGTTCGAACCGTTCCCACTGCCTGGCGCTCCGTGCCCTGGCGGTTATGCTGGTCAGTTCTGCCTGGTGGTAACGGTTATACCTGGCCACGTGATCCTGTGCCGCTTTCTTATCCTGGCCTGCCTCTTTGATCAGGCTGGTAACCTGGTAGGTCTTATGCGCGGCAAATTTGGCCACGTTCAGTTTGAACCTGTTGGCCAGTTCAGGATTTATCCCTTCCGGGAATACCTGGTTGACGGCTTTCTCATAACCTTTAAAATAAAGATTGAACAGGTCGGCGTTCACATCTGCCTTATCTCCGGAGGTAATGGCCGCGATAGCTTTGTCGACGGTCGCTTTACGGTTTAAGGTAAGGCGGAAGGCTGCAGTGTGGTGCTGATGGCAGTCGCATTCCTGCGAATGCCGTCCGAAATACAGGTCATGGAGTACTGAAGTGGTGAAATCACCAGGCGTCAGACCGCGGTTGAGTTTTTTTTTTGCCGGCGGCTCTGGGGGCTTCGGCGGTTCTGGTGTCGGTGCGGTGGCTGCTTTGGGCTCCTTGATGGCCACATAGTCGAACTCAAGGCCGTTCAGGAAGGTAAACCCTTTGTCCACCAGGTAAGGAATGAGCTGATTGTTTACGGCATATTTTACCCTGCGCATACGGGCAAAGGAGATATCTTCCATCACCCTTTCCTGGACGTTGGCTGCTCCGGTCCAGGCTTTCTCGTCGGAGGTGGACGTCTGGCCGTTGATCAGCTTGGAGATCTGACCATCGCAGTAATTGATATTCTCCAGGTAAATCTTATGAATGTCCTGGCCGGTACGCTCTTTTATTTCCACCTCGTCGCCGGCCTGGGTGACGATGTACCCGTCGCTTCCGAAGTTAGCCGCTTTCTGCTCGATACGGTCAAGCTCTGATTCCACGTTCGTGTTGGCTTTGATATGAAGCACCGGCATGCCGAACTTTTCCGATGCCCGGCTCCAGTCGCTCCTGGCGTAGAACTTCCACAGCACGTTGTAGGCAGCTTTCTGTAGCAAGCCCAGATCGTTTTTCATTCCGAACTGCAGCAGGTTCAAATCCTCCATATAGTCGCCATAAGGGATTGATGCACCGTGCATCGTTCCATCCAGAAGCAGCAGCTTCAGGTCAGGCTGCACGCAGTTGCGCCAGATCAGCAGTGATTCTACTTGCTTGTTCCCGGGATCCAGGTCAAACTCCACCAGGCTGTAACCGTAAAACTCGGCTTCAAGCAACCAGGTAACCACCTGCTCGAACCAGGCGCTATTAATGAACCGCGTGGCTTCTTTATCCAGTGTCTCACCTTTATAAAGACCGAACTGCTCACAGATCACCTTGTTGATGGCGATCATCACCTGGCTTGACAGGTGGGAGTCCTGCATGATATAGTCGTAGATGGCCAGCAGCTTTGCCCTGTCGGGCCTGTCGTAGTATAAGGCCATCGTCAAAGCTGTTTTGATATCGCCTATCTCGTAGCTGATCGACCTGACCGGCGGCGGTTTTACGGCATAGCTTGCACGGGTCTTGGTTTCGACCAGCTTGTTGACCGTTTTCACAGCCTCGGGCTTTGTTTTTTTTGTTAGGCTGAGCTTTGGTATCGTAAAGGAAAAGAGTTTCATTATGGCTTATCTTATACGGTTATTCGACAGGTTTCTAAATACGGTGGCTGCGCGGTGCAACACTGCCCATCCGGCGAAGGCCTTCGCCCTCTCCTTCGGGTTCTTCATCTGCAAGCGCCGGCAGGTTGATGGTGAACTTGCCTTTGGAGATACTCTCCAGGTCGCCCAGGCACTCGTCGTAATCGGTCTTCACTTTCTCGGGCATATCCACGTCCGGAAGGCGCAGGAAGATATGATAGACGGCAATCGACAGCGCCCAGCTCAACAGCTGGTAGTTGCGATTAAGGTCTGTTTTGGCCAGCTCGGTGTCGATGTCGTACATGTGGCCTATGTAGCCTTTTATACTGTCCTGTGCCGTCTTGCCGCAGTATTCCAGTATGCTTTCGTCCTCTTCGGTCGCCATGTCGAGCAGATCGGCTGAAATCCTTCCTTTGTAGTCGTTTGGCTGAATATACATGATCAGATCCTCCTGGTATTGTTTGATTGATATTTTCCGGTACGCATGCCGCCGGCGATTCTTTTTGTACGTTGATTCAAAATGTATACGGCGCCCTCCAGTGCATCGGGCGCATCGTCGTGTGAATGGCTTCCTTTTTCAAAGGCCAGCAACTGGTCGATGAAAAGGCGGGTATCTTCGGTGTCTTTAATGTCGCGGCTTAAGAAGATGAAGCCGTTTTCAAAAAACGGGCTCATGGACTCGATCCTGGCAAACTTGTCGGGTTTCTTACGCAGGTCTTTGCGAAGTGGGAGCTGGTAACCTCTCAGCCGGCCTTCCCTGATGAACTCGTCTAAGATCATGTCCTGGATAAAGTTAGCCTCCATGAAATAATCGACGATCTGCCGTCCGCGGAGACTTTCGTGAAAGTCGTACCAGTACCTGACCAATTCCGATACCGAACACTTGCGCACGAAGGTGGAGAGGATGTGGAACTCCTGATCGGTCTTGCCGACGGTCATAACGGCCTTAAAATCGCTTGTGGGGCTATTTTTAAAGGAGGGGTCGCAATAGGAGACCACATATTCATATTTTGACCAGGGGAGCGGCTCTTTAACACGGATCCACTCATTTTTAAACACGCTTCCTTCAGCGATCGGATTATGGAATAATTCTTTCTGAGCAGAGCGGTACCCCAGGGTCTTGATCATCCCTTCGATATCGGCCTTGGTATATTTCTCTTTCCACTCCGGGTTGCCTTTTTTATCCAGGGCACACACTTTCATCACCCTGAAGTCCGGGTTCTGTTCAAAGCGCGACACCAGGCTGTCCTTGCCGATCTTATTCCCTACCACGATAAACCGGCACTTGCCCATATCCGAACTCATCAGCAGGGCTTCCTTTGACCAGTCGTACATCTTGTTGACCCGGTCGGGATTGCGGCACAGTTCGTCGTCATCCACGTCGTCCATGACGATATAGTCAGGCCTGTGCTGGCGGTGGCGAAGCCCCCTGGGCGATTGTCCACGCCCGAGGGCATAGAAAGCACAGTCGTTACGGGTGATAAACCAGCCGTCTTCCCAGCTTCCCATCTGCATCTGTACGCCAAAGTCATCGATGTAGTACTGGTTGCTCTCCAGTTCCGCCTGTAGGTCTGAGAGCAGGGTACGGGCATTCTTTTCACTTTTTCCCACCAGCACCATCACGTGCAGCCTCGCCGGCTGCTGGATCATGAGCCACATGGGGATCATCAGGTTGAAGTGGGTGCTTTTGGCGTGAGCCCTGGCCCACATGGCCAGCAATTTGATATAGGGATATTTGAGGATCAGCTTGGCAGCCGCGATATGGAACCAGCCGCAGGCTGAGGTGGCATAAAGCGGGAAATAATCCTGGACGAAGTACTGGTAATGCTTGCGGTCGCGGGCGATGCGTTCGGTTTTTTGCAGGGCAGATTCAAGCGGTCTGTCGGCGGTGGCCCGCATGATGCGATCCTTGAGCTGGTTGAAACGCTCCAGGGCCAGGTTATCGCTTTTGGTTACCGGTTTCATCTTCCTGTCGCTTTTACAGCCTTGACCTGAAGGAACTCATACTGGTAGGGCGCTATCTTGCGGGCCAGCTCCGGATCGCGCTCGAGCATGAACTCCAGGAACTCCTCGAATGCCAGGATATAGTCCTGCAGGCTGCTTTGCTTGTCGATCTTTTCAATCTGGCTGCCGATCTTGGCCATAATGTCGGCCTCTTTGCTGGTAGGCATGTTGTCAGGTACACTTCGGGAGGCGATCTGCTCCTGCATCGTGTACAGGATGGTATAGTAGTTGGAGATCAGCGCCGCCTTGGTGACTTTCTTGGCCGCCCTGAGGGCTTCCCAATTGCCTTCATCCTTCCAGTCGCCGATGGTTTTCACGGTGACGTTCAGCCGGTCGGCGATCTCTTTCTGTGTCATCGAGGTGTTCAGGTACAGTTCCCGTGCTAAGAGTTTCTCTGATTTTTTAGCCATGTTCTATTAAAATGATCTTACAAAGATGACACGGGACTGCTCGTTATCAAAATTGGATATATATCGTTGCGCTTTATGCTGTAATGATATCCGGTATTTACGTTGTCATTCATTCTTAATTTGATAAATGAATTTTCCTTATACATCTTTGCGATTCAAACGACGAAAAAAACGATTGCTTTTATGCCAAAATCTATCGTGCTGTCAACGGAAAACCTGAACCATTACGGAACCTGGCTGCCGGTATCGGGCGCCCGGTTGGAGAATTTCAGAAAGAACCCGGTGATGTTCTACGATCACAACACCTACAAGATGCCTATCGGACACTGGGAGAACATCCGGGTGGAGAATGCCAGGATCATTGCCGATCCGGTTTTTGATGAAAAGGATGAAGAAGCAAAACAGGTCAAGCGCAAATGGGAGAATGGCGACATTAACGGCGGCAGCCTGGGAGTGGACATCATCACCTTAAGCGAAGATCCGCTGATGCTCAAGCATGGCCAGAGGAGGCCGACCGTCACGGAATACGAAGTCTATGAAGGCTCGATCACCCCGTTGCCAAACAATACCGATTGCCTTACCCTTCGCCGGGGCGGCCTGCAGTTGTCGTCCAACAAGAGCACAGAAGCCATCGACATGATCTTACCAGAAATCAAACCCACTCACAAAATGAAAAAAATTGCTTTAAAGCTTGGCCTGGCTGAAGAGGCCACCGAGGATCAGATCATCGCAAAGGTCGAAGGTCTGCTCTCTACCGAAAAGAACCACGTGGTTCTTAAAAAATTCGTCGACGCCCAGGCCGCCGATCTGGATACCGAGGCCAAAGAAGCCTACGACAGCCTGAAGGAGAAAGATCCGGAAAACGCCATCCGCGTGCTCAAGCTGGGCCGCAAACAGCCGCCGGCAGAAACGACGGATACCCCGGAAAAGGAAGAGAAGATGACCGTGTCGGAATTGTTGAAACAGTCTCTTTCCCGTACAAAGGACAATAAGAATGAGATCGATACCGAATCGTTCGATTACCTTCAGAAAAACGACCCGGCCAAGCTGGTGAACCTCAGGCGGACAGACCCGGCCAAGTTCCAGAAACTGGTGGACGATCACACTGCCAGGAAGCAGCGGAAGACGTGACCGGTCGTATCAAATGCCGTTCAATGATATTTTGAAAACAATTTAAAACCCATAAAACTATGTTCAAGATTATTTCACTTTTGTTCATCATCCTGCTCAATACCCTTGTCGGGGCCTCGGTGGCCGTCGCGGCAGGGTTTTCACCCGAGTCCGGCATCATCGTAGCCAATGCAGTCTCCTTCATTCCCCAGGCGGCCGGGGTGGTATCGATCACACTATATAAACAGATCTGGCTGGCGGATATCATGGAGGCCTTTATCCCTAAGTGGTCCTTTCTTGCGGCAGCTAGCAACATGGATCAGTTTGTAGATAACGATAAGATAAACCTGGCAGAAGCGGGCGTTGACCCTTCCGTGCTGATCAACAACACGACCTATCCGGTACCATTCGCAGAAAGATCGGATACGCCGCTGGAACTTGTACTGGATGTATATGATACTGAAGGTACCGTTTTGCGAAATGCAGAGCTGATCGAGCTGGCGTATGACAAGCGGTCGAGTGTCCTGGCAGGGCATAAGAATGCCCTGCTGAACAAGTTCTCCCAGAAGGCCATACATGCCTATGCCCCGGCGTCTGACGCCACCTACACGCCAGTACTGGCCACAACCGGTGGAAACGCCGGTGGATTCAAGTTAATCAAATTCGAAGACATCCTGGATCTGAAAACCAGGTTTGACGACCTGGACGCTCCAGAGGACAGAACCCTGGTTCTGGCTCCCGCACATTTCAACCAGCTTGCCAAGCAGGATCTGGTACTCATGAAGGCTATCATGCAAGGTGGCGAAAAGCTGTTCGGCTTCCAGATTTACACCTTTTCCAAGACGCCAAAATACAACAAAACTACCGGTGTAAAAGTCGCCTTTGGCGCCGCATCGGCACCCACTACCGACACGATGGCCTCAGTGGCTTTCTGTAACAGTGAAGTCATGCGCGCCCAAGGCACGTTCGACATGTTCGAACGCCTGAAGGATCCTGAACAAAAAGGCGATATCATCAACTTCCAGATGCGCGGCATTGCCCTGCCCAAACGCTCAAAGATGATCGCCGCTTTGTACAGCGCATCTGAAGAAGCAAATCAATAACCCGTGATGTGTGAAACGGCCCCGAAAGCTTCAGGTGAGTAGGGGTCGTATTTACAAAACAAATCAACGACTATGGAACAGGTTCTTTTTATCATCATCCCGGCGATTGTCACCAATATTATAACCTGGTTATTATCGCGCCGCAAGTACCGGGCGCAGAGCCAGGCTTTAGAGCTGGACAATGTCCAGAATGCGCTTGACATTTACCGTGATATGATCCTGGATCTTAAGAAGGAACTCGAAAATCTGCGGGAAAAGATCATCGTGGTGGTAAATGAAAACGAAATGCTTGGAAAGCAGATGGAAGAGCTCCGCAAAGAACTTATCTGCACAAGGGCAGAAAACAAACGTCTCATGGTTGAACTCAAAAAAAACAACATAAGGATCACGGAAAATGAAACTTAAGCTGGTCATATTTGCATTCCTGGTACTGAGTTTTACTTCCTGCAGAACCTCCAGGCTGCCCAATCCTGTCGCCCAGGTGACAAGCGGCCGGGTAGAGACTGACTCGGTCAGTGAAGTATCCGTTGAGTCCTATACGCAGGCAGACAGCGGTAAGATCACCGTCGAACTGGGCAGTGATGCCAACGGCAATGTGATCGTTAAAAACATTCTGGATTATTCACCAGGTAAAAATGTGAAACCTGAGATCCGCATCAAAGACAATTTTATCTATCTGACGTGTCGTGTAGATTCGGCAGAAGTTTACAAGAGATATTCAAGGTTTTTTACAAGTTCAGCTGATACGACATCCCGGGTTGAGATCATACCCGCTCCCGGAGGCAGAGCCTGGGGAGGCAAAAATGGGTTCTTTCACAGAGCCCTTCATACGGCCGGCTTTTTATTTCTTGCAGAAATTCTCATTGCAGCCGGTTACTTCATTTTTAAGTTAAAAAAACTCTTTTCAATCATTTGATATGACAAAGAAAGCTAAAGACAAAGTCAATTCCGAAAAAGCTGAAGCAGAAATTACTTCAGCTGCAACGGATGCAGACCAGGCAAAAACACCTGAAGCCGTTGATACAAAGAAGGAGCTTCTGAGAAAGAAGCTGCAGCCTTACTTTGATGTTCATCCCGCTACCGACAAGTTCTTCGTTACAAGCGACGGCCAGCCGTTCTTCGAACAGCAATGGGCAAGGGAGCATCAAAAGACCGTCGATGCCTCATTACAAGTAATCATCATAAACCGTTAGGCCATGCCACTACCCAATGTAAATATCACCATAGCCAACGGGCAACTCGGCAGGGTCGCCGCCACAGACGACGGTGTTGCCGGCCTGCTTTTATCAGGAACCGCCACTGTCGATCTTGCCCTCTCAGCCCCGGTACAGCTCTTCTCGTTCAAACAGTTGACCGACCTGGGCGTGACCCTAGTAAATAACCCGCTGGCGTACAAGGATGCGAAAGCTTTTTATGACCAGGCCGGCGAAGGAGCCGAACTATGGCTCATGCTGGTAAGCGATGCTGTCCTGTTTGCTGATATATGCGACGAAACAGAAGCATACGCCAAAAAGCTGCTCGATGCAGCATCGGGCAGGATCCGGATCCTGGGCATCAACCGCATACCAGTAGGGGGTTATACTCCTGATGACACTGAGTGCGTGGACGCAGACGTATTTGACGGGATGGCTAATCTGGAAACCATGGCAGGCCATTACGGCGAAGCCTACAAGCCATTCAGGGCGCTGCTTCCCGGTCTTGCATTTACCATCGGTAAAATTAGTGTATTAAGAGACCTCAAGGGTGGCAACGACAACCATGTAGCCATCGTTCTTGGATCGGACACCGAAGACAGTGTAGCCATCGGCCTGACGCTGGGCCGTCTGGCAGCCAACCCGGTACAGCGCAACATAGCCAGGGTGAAAGACGGCGACGTGGGCCTGACAGCAGCTTATTTCCCGGATGGCACCCCGACAGCCGATCTGGAAGCCAACTGGGATTCCGTCCATGACAAGGGTTATATCTTCTTCCGGAGGATATACGGCAAAAGCGGGTTCTTCTTTACAGACGACCCGACAGCCACCGCCGACACGGACGACTTCAGCGCCATAGCACGCGGACGCGTCATTGACAAAGCCCTGGTGATCGCTTACCAGACCTTCGTCGAGGAGCTTAACGAGGAGATCCCCGTCAAGCCCGACACCGGCATGGTGGCCCCTGCGCTGATCGCGGCCTGGAAGACCAACATCGAACAGGCGCTGGGCATCAACATGACGGCCAAAAAGGAGATCGTGAAAGCTGAATGCTACATCGATCCCAACCAGAATGTTCTTTCCACCGACACGATCTACGCGACGATCAGCATTCTTCCGGTGGGCTACGCGAAATTCATCGAGATCACTCTCGGATTGTCAAACCCTTATAATACCTCCCAATAATGGAATTCAATTCAGCCGAATTTGCCTGGGGCGACCTGGAAGTGGTGATGCTCGGAAGGGTACTGGCCCGCTTACTCGAGGTCAAATACAAAGTGACCAGGGAAACCAAGGAAATCTACGGCCGCGGGAATAACCCGCTCGGCATCCAGGAAGGCAACAAGAAGTACGAAGGCGAGATCAAAATTGGCCAGAGCGAACTCGAGTCGCTGATCACCAAAGCCCAGCTGCTGGTTCCAGGAAGCGATCCGACAGACCTGCCCCAGTTCAACATCTCGATTGCCTACGAAAAGGCAGGCGCGTTGCGCAGAGACGTCCTGGTGGGCGTCAAGCTGCAGGAGTTCGAAAAAGGCATGAAGCAGGGCGACAGCGACATGGAGATATCTCTCCCGTTCAAATGCCTGGCGATCCAGTATAACGTATAAAACAATCAAGTAACAAACCCCTTAAACAAACAACAAAGATGAAAAAGATTTTATTTTTCTGTTTACTCACGATCAGTTTTCTGATCACTGCAACAACAATAGCTCAGGACAAGACCACGGTGAGTCTTACGGCAGGAGCGACATACGTAAACGTTCCCTGCACCGCGGCCGACACGCTCAAATCCACCGATACGATCTGGACGCTGACCAAATCCAATAAAGACTGGCCGGCTACACAGGACGTCCTGGTGAAATTGACAAAGATAAGCGGCTCACCCAGGGTGGCGTTCAGCTTTTGGGGTCGAAAATTCACCACTTCAGCATGGGTACAGATCGGATCAACGGTGACCTGGTATGCGACGACTACGGATACGACAGCGCTGATCAGCAACGCGACGGATAACCGGTACCGGGAATATAAGATGCGACTTACAACTACGGCAACCGCACAAAAATCCAGACTTGACAAGTTGGAAATCAAGGAATACTTCGGGGCACCTTAGCAGGTGTCCGGTAACCGTAAGCAACAGATCACATAAACAAGTATTTAAAACCGTTTCGAACATGACTGAAAAAAAAGTATCGACCGCCACCACCGAGCAGATCGAATTATGGAAAAAACAATTCGGTGAAGTGTTCTCCCTTGATGTGGAAGGACATGTAGCCTACCTGAAAAAACCCTCCAGAAAAGTAATGTCCATGGCCCTGAGCACCGGAAAAAACGATCCGATCAAATTCGGGGAGATCATCCTTAACAACTGCTGGATCGACGGCGACCGGCAGATCATCGACGATGACAGACTGTTCTTTGGCGCGATGCAGCAACTGGACCAGATGATTGAATTTGCCAGTTCTGAGATAAAAAAGTTATAGCCGAGGCGTCCGGCCGGATCAACTGGATCAACCTGGCTGACGGACAGCTTCGGCATTACATGCACATAGCAAATCCGGAAGAACTCTCTGACGAGGAGTGGGCTCTGCAGCTGCGAATCCTGGAACGAATAAGAAAAGAAGAGGCTAAAGCTTCCGGAGCCTGAAAGCGATCAGAGCCCTTGCCAGCAAAGCCGGAACCAGGGAGATCAGGAAAGTGAGCAGGATCATGAGGCCGGTTGAAAGTTGTCCGGTGGAAAGATAATCCAGGAACAACCAGACAGGTAAGCCGAAGGCAAGGAAAGTAAGAAGGACACCCCTGTATTTGAAGAGCTGAAGGAAAAAAGCCGACGGCGCGGCGATAAACCATACACCAGTTCTAAACAAGAATGACAGTAAAAACCAGGCGATAAGGATTACAAGCGCTGTAGCGCAAATCCAGCTTATGACATTTAATATTTCCATTTATGGGACACGTTGTTGACTACACGATCAATTTACATGACAAATTTAATGCCGTTTTTGGAAAATTCTACACCGGGGTGGATAGAATTACAAAAAAAATGCAGGATTTTGGTCATACAGCCAGCCTGGTCAACAAAGTCAGCGGTTCCATCGGCATAGCCGGCCGAAATATCGACGGGCTAAATCAGCGGCTAACCCTGCTTGTATCCCGGCGAAATGCCGCTTTCGATGAGATCGATATCAAGCGGTATAACGCGGCCATCAAAGACACCCAGAAAGAGTTACTACGTTTAGAAAACCTTCCCCCCGACGGCTTTTTTGCCAGGATAACCAAGATGAAAAGCGGTCTTGGAAAAATGTTGCCAATGGTCGGAGCTGCAGCCGGTGTTGCCGGTCTTGTCAATTACAATAACCAGGCAATTGAAACGGCTGCTAATGTTGAAAGCATGACCAATGCCATCCGGTTTTCCTCTAAAGATACGGATGACTTCACCCAAAATATGAGTTTTTTGAAGGATAACATTATCGGCAAAATGAAAATGCCGATGATGGAAACCTACGAAGGCTTTAAAACCCTGAGCGGGGCTATGATGGGCACCAAACTCCAGGGACAGGGAGCCAGGGACATATTCGAGAGCGTATCCATGGGTGCCAGGGTGATGGGCCTTAGCGCTGCTGATGTGCATGGAACGTTTATTGCCCTGGGCCAGATGATGAGCAAAGGCAAGATCAATGCAGAAGAAATGAACCAGCAACTTGGCGAGCGGCTTCCAGGCGCGTTGAACATTTCCGCTAGGGCTATGGGTGTGAGCAAATCCGAACTCATGAAAATGATGGCTGAAGGCAAACTGATGGCCGAAGACTTTCTGCCAAGGTTTGCTGAAGAAATGCGCAGGACTTATGAAAAAGGAGTTCCTGAAGCGCTGGAATCCACCCGAGCAAAAATGGATGATCTCAACAACATGCAAATAAAGACCAGGCTTGCCTGGGCTGAGACTTTCACCCCGATTAACAATAAGCTGCGTGAATTAGCAACCCAGGGGCTGCAGATGATCATCAAAGGATTCGAACATCTAAAGAAATTGTTTCAGGCCATCCGGCCATTTGCTGAAGCTATAGGTATGACGCTATTAGCCCTTTCGCCTATCCTGGCAGCCGTGGGCATCTGGGCAAACTGGAACGCGATCGCTTTCGGGCTCTGGACTATAAAATATTATGCCTGGATAGTTGCCACCATGAGAGCCACGGCTGTCCAGTGGCTTTTCAACGCGGCCATGTGGGCCAACCCGCTCACCTGGGTCATTGCAGCTGTTATTGCAATGGTTGTAGCATTGATCATCCTGTATATGAAAGTGGATAAAGTCAGGGGATTTATCTGGGCATTGTGGGAATCGATCAAAGAGCTTGGAAGCATCATCTATGACTTCTTTGCCGGTGTATGGGAAGCCATGACAACCGGTGACACCTCCCGGTTAAAAAATGCCTTTAAAGCAGGTGAGCGATTGTCTAAAGCCTGGGCGAAAGGGATGGATGCCGGCATTAATAGTTTCGATGCCGACAAGCTCCAGAAAAAACTCGATGCCCTTAACCCGGCCAATGCCGGCAAATCAACCGGCACTGGCGGCGGTGGTGATATCACCAACGATATTTCGGAGAACATCACCTCCGGCGGTTCCAGGCCCACCAACATCACCCTTAACCTGGGCAAGCTTCATGACAATATCATCATCCACTCGGCTACACTGAAGGAAGGGGTTGACGAGATGGAAAAGATCGTTACCGAAGCGATGCTCCGTGTTCTTAACTCAGGTAATGCCGTAGCAGGATGATCACGCTCGATATCAATTATATCCTGGCCACGGTGTACGGAAAAATCGGATTGCCTTTCCCGGCGATGCCTTCGGGGTTTAACGGCAACCCGGTAGCCGAAGCCTTCAGTGAAACACAAACAGTCGTAAAAAAAGACCGTTCCTTTTTCGATAAGCCTCTTTATCGCGATAATGTCCTCGGACGGCCGGAATTTTTGCCGGCTACCCTTGAGAACATCGCCCTTCCCAATTCCCTGGTGACCATCACCGGCCAGAAAACCATCGTCGAAACCCCCATGGTGGGCGCCGACGGTTCGGTCAAGGAGATCATCAACCTACAGGATTACAGGATCAAGATCATCTGCACCGAGATCTACCCGGATAATACCTGGCCTGAAAACACCCTGCACACGATCAACCGGCTCTACCGCGAAAACAAAACCCTTACCCTGCAGTGCCCTCTTACGGACATTTTCCTGCAGGCCAAAGACAACGTGGTAATCACCTCGATCAGCTTGCCTGATATGATGGGCATCGAAAATGCCCAGGTATTTGAGTTGAACATGGTCAGCGATACCTATTTTGAACTTGAAATATAAAGGCCATGTCGTTCACCCTGGAGAGCAATATCAAAATAGGAAACATCCGCTTTGACTCGGTCAACGAGGTGACGATCAAGCGCACGATCTTTGCCATCGGCGATACGGCAACGATAAAGCTTCCCCTGAGCGCTTATATGCGCAATGCCACAACACAGCAGCTTGAAAAGGTCCGGACCAGCGATAAGTTCAAAGTTGGCGACAAAGTGGAGATATCCCTGGGATATAACGGCCTGCTGAATATTGAATTTATCGGATACGTGCGCCGGTTGAACCTGAAGATGCCCCTGGAGATCGAATGTGAAGACTACACCTGGCCACTGCGTACGGTCAACATTAAGCAGTCCTGGAAATCGGCTACGCTGAAACAAATCCTTGAATATATCGGCACACAGGCAGGCTTTGAACTGTTAGACGGTACGGTGGATGTTACCATCACCAATTTCCTGGTGAATAACCAGACTGCCTTATGGGCTTTGCAAAAGATAAAAGACACCTATGGCCTTACGTTATACTTTACCCAGGACGGAAAGCTTTATGCCGGCCTGGCCTACACGCGCTCCTCCGGCGAGGTGAAACTTACGACCGGCCGCAACGTGATCAAAAGCGATGATCTCAAGTGGGTCAATGCCGATGATGTCAAGCTCAAGATCAAGGCCGTGAGCATGGAACGCAACGGCAGCCGGATCGAAGCGGAACTGGGCGATGAAGACGGCGAGATCCGGACGCTGTATTTCTACGATGTGCATAATCGCGCGCAGCTTGAAAAATTGGCCGAAGCTGAGATCGGCAAGTATAAATACACCGGCTACCGTGGCTCGGTTAACTGCTTTCTCTGGCCTTACGCCGAGCCGACCATGACGGCCATCCTGAGCGATGTTCAGTTTCCGGAGCGGTCGGGCAGTTATTTTGTAGAATCCACCGAGGTGAAGTACGGGCTCTCCGGAGCCAGGCGCAAGATCACCCTCGGTATAAAACTATCTTGATATGGGACGTGAAAACGAAGAATTGTTACGCGCGCTCAGGCAGCATTGCAGCTCGGGCGACCAGGTGTTCGTGGCCGACGTGGTGAGCGTCGATGAAAATCTTGACACGGTGGAAATCCAGGTTAATGGGCTGGAGCTTTCTTCGATCCGTCTGAGGTCGATCATCGACTCCCAGGGCAACCGGGTAGTGGTTTATCCGGCCGTGGATTCAACAGTGCTGATTGGTCGCATCGGCCACAGCAACGAGATGTACGTCCAGGCTGTAGGAGTGGTCGATAAGGTACTGTGCCATATCGGCGATATGAAACTGGAGGTTACCGAAGCCGGGTTCGTATACAACGAAGGCCAGCACACCACGGCCAATGCCGATATCCTGAAAAGCGAGCTCAACAAACTTACAAAACGGGTGGACGATCTGCTTAACGCGCTCAACCAGACAACTATTGACGCTTACGGTGGTATTACAAAAGCCAGCCTGACACCACTGCTGGCCATGATCACCAATAAGGAGGACTTTTCGGGTATCGAGAACGATAAGATCAAACACTAAATGCTTGATATTGCCCTCACCGGATCTCTTGACCTGATGATCGCCAATGGCGATTTCGTGGCTGCCGAATCCACCCCTCAGCACCAAAAATTATTGCTACTTGCCCAACCCGGCGACATCATGCAATACCCTGACACAGGCGTAGGCATCCAGACTTTCCTGAACGATGAGCGCGACGATATGGTGACCGAGATACGATCGCAATTTGAAAAAGACGGCATGAAGGTGACCTCTTTACACATCAACGGATCACAAATAGAAATTGAAGCCCGATACAAATGAGCTCCTACAAGATAAAAACGATCATGGTCAAGGCTTTTCAATCCCTGTTCGACATCGCTATCCAGGAATATGGAACAGCCGAGGGTGCTTTCACGGTCATGATGGCCAACCTGGACAAGATCACCAGCATCACCCAGGATCTTACTCCCGGCGATACGCTCAAGATCTGGCCGGTACAGGTTTTAGAAGATGTCGTAAAAAACGAAGAAAGCCTTACGCCCTACCTGCCTATCCTCATGCAGTGGATCATCATGATCGGGGGCATAGGCGCCGGTGGAACCGGCAGCGGCCTTATTGACAGCGATTATGTTCACATCAGGGGAAATGAAGTGGTTGACGGCATCAAGTCATTCCTTGATCCGGTCCGGGCAAATGAGGTTCGCGGTTTTGGCGAGGATGACGGGGTTGACGTAGAAGGGATTTTTATCAATGACGGGGTTATTGATTTAGGCAGTTTTTAAACATGGGAATATTACAGATTAAGCACGGTTTATTACAGGATCTTGAAACCTATCCGGGTTTGAATGCCGAGCTGCTATGGGCACAAGATGCCGGGCAATTGTATAGCACAAATGTTAATGGCGACAAAATACGCATAGGAGGCAGTGGCTCTTTTGTCTACAAGGGAGCAATCGACTGCAGCATAAATCCTGACTACCCGGCGGCAGATTGTGGCCACGTTTATGTGGTTTCGGTGCCGGGTAAGATAGGGGGTGGAGATGGTCTGAATGTCGATAACGGTGATACCCTGTTTTGCACTGCCGACGGATCGCCGGCTGGTGACAATGCCACTGTTGGAAAAGACTGGAACATCATCCAGTATAATGTCGATATTCTGCCTACTTCCAAAGGAGGCACGGGAAAAGCAATTATGCCTGCGGTTGGCGATCTATTGGTAGCAGATACCACTTCCTCGTTCAACAGCCTTGCCAAAGGGGCTAACGGCACCGTACTAACTATGGTCGGGGGTGTGGTTACCTGGGCAACACACACACATTATGACAGTTGGGGTTGGCAGGTAAATTCAGGACAAGTCTATAACGTCACCAGTGGCAAGAAAATACAACACCTCAATGGCAGCGGTATCGCCCTTACTGAAACATTAGGTTTAAACGGCCAAGAGCTCACCGTATCATTGGCGTACATTAATGCCAATGCTATTCTTGCTAACGCTACTAATCGCAGTGACGTTCCTTCTTCCTTTGCTGTGAATGTAAACTGTGTTCCCGGACGTCTGGAAGGAAATATTGTCAATATACCTTTTGGAACTTCTGCCAATAACGTGGCCTGGGGTAATCATACACATGCTCAATTGCATAACCAGTCGCATGCTTTAGTGGGTTCTGACCATACGCTCAGTGGCGGTACAACCGGAAAAGTGATCAGAGCGATCAATTCATCAGCTTTTGGCTGGAGCGCTTTCACATTACCTTCGGGATGCTCCCAGGGAGATATTCTATATGCTTCAGTTGGTAATGGCTGGTCAGCTCTAACGAAATCGACCACAGCGAATAGTTTCCTGAGCAACTCCGGAACGAATAACAATCCGTCGTGGAGAATTCTCGCTGCCGGAGACTTGCCTGCTAACGTTGCCAAATATTACGTGGCCAGCTATGAGAGCGGCGGTTCAGGTATTACAACCATGACCATCACGGCAGCGACACACGGATGCGGCCTCAAGCCCATGGTGCAGTTTGTCGAGACGAACGGCGTTACCGATTACCGTGTTGCCACCGCCGAGATCATCATCAGCCAGTCGACAGGCGATGTCACGGTGAATACCGATATCGCGCAAAAAGGATTAGTAATCATCATAGGCTCATAACATGGCTACCTCTGCATTTTACGCCCAAATCAATTTATACGCCAAGTCAACCGTCGATACGGTACTGACCGATCAGGTGGGACTCTGTGCCAAATCAGACGGCCTTTATGCTAAAATGCCAGGAGCAACGGAAAATTTGGTGCTTGTAGTGAAAGGCACTCCACAAGAAGGCCTTATAGCTTTTTTTGATGATACAAAAGCTATCATAACCTCAACGTCATTTGGTTATGATCCTGACAATTATGTGTTGTCTATAGGAGCTTTCAACAATGATAAAGATACTGTTTTCAGGCTTCATTGCCAGTCAACCCATTCAGCCCAGGCTAACATCATTGACTGCTACCGTTCTGATGATGGCCAAGCAATTTACTCAAGCTGTGATCTATTAGCGATCAAGGTGAATGGAAGGGTTTCCAGCAGCGCAGGGGTAGATGTCGGCGAGATCAAATTTACTTCTACACAAGATTTTACGGAATCTCGAAGAGGGACACAATACACTTTAAAAACCCATACAGCTGATGACGTCGGTAGTTTTGCCGTGCGCCATCTGATCAGCGGAGCCGGTCTTACAAGAATTTATGGAGGCCTTATCGCCGGTTCGGTTTCTGATGATCCGGTGAGCGTATTGCAATCAGCAGGTTCAATTGGCGCTGCGATAACGTCAACTTCAGGCGATCTCACTTTAACCGCGGCACATTTCTCGGTGATCGTCAAAGGCGCCCACACCATAACCTTACCAAGCGCTTCCGGTGCAACAGGCAGAATTTATGTAATTGCCAACAAGCATTCTGCCGCGATTACCATCAGCGCCTATTATAATTTGACAGACTCATCTGTCACTTCTGTCACAGAACGTAGCTCAGTGATCATTCAAAGCAATGGAACCTCCTGGAATCAGATAAACTAATCAAACATGAAAAAACCACAAGTTAAAAAAGACAGAAAGCTAAGGAATATTGAAGTACTGCAGCTTTATAACGCTTTGAAAAGCCTGAAAGGCGTACAAGGCATAAAGTTGGTTTATGCCATTAACCGCACGGTGAACTGGCTAAAACCGGTTGTTGAGGCATTTTCCCAGGAAGAACTGATACCTATGCCCTCAGAGTTTCAAAAATACCAGCGTGAGCTCAGGGAATTCTACGAAAAATCCGTCACAACCCAGGATGGTATTAAAAAGTTGAAAACAGTTTTTGCACCTGACGGTACGCCGGTGGAGCAGTTGGATGTTGACTTTAAAGACCCCGTAGTCATCGCAGGCAGGGTAGCACTTGACAAGAAGTACGATGAGGTTATACGCGAGTATCAGAAAGAGATCGATGAGTATAATCAATTTCTGAATAAGGAATGCGAAGAAGAGATCAAGTTCTATATTATTCCGCTTGCTTACGCGCCGGATAAAAAAGAGCAGTTTGACGCTGTCGCCCCTTTGATCAGGGAGATGACCACAGAACAGCAGGCCCGTTGGGATGAACTGTTTGCAGAAATATCATCCGAATAACACCATACCATGGCACGAACAATCACAACCATATTCAACGAGATCGTTGCAGCCAAAGAGGCTAATTCTGATCTTCAGGAACTGGACTCAACCTCCGGTACGGCAATCTGGAAACTTTGGGCATGGATCACGGCTACTATTCTGTTTACCGTCGAGACGATGCATGATCTGTTCAGGGCTGAAATTGACGGCATCATCGCGTCAAAGATTCCTGGGACATTGCCCTGGTATCGGTCAGCTTGCCTGGGGTTTCAATATGGTTACGGCCTGGTGTTCAGCGGTGGCACGTATGGATATGCAACACTGGACGAAGAAGCCAGGATCATTGATCAGTGTTCTGTTCGCGAGGCCGCCGACGGGCTGGTGATCAAGGTGGCAAAAGACGTCGATGGGAGCCTTCAGCCGCTCTCAATCGAGCAGGAGAATTCATTCCAGGCCTTCATACAGAAAGTGAAATTTGCCGGCACCCACACCACGGTGATTAATATCGAAGGCAACAAACTGCAGCTTGCCAGCACCATTTACTATGATCCGCTTCTGATCAACGCAGATGGCACCTCCAAGGCAGATGGTTCCCGTCCGGTAGATACAGCCATTGAGGACTACCTGAGGGCGCTTCCTTTTGATGGCCGGCTGAAGAGAACAGCAATAACGGATGCAATACTTGCCGTTCCAGGTGTTTTTGATGTCTCCCTGACTACGCTCAGGCACCGGTACGGGGAATACGATTACCAGGACATTGTTGTGAGCCACGTTCCCGAATCAGGGTACTTTAAAGTTGATCCTGAATATCCTTTGATTACTTCCTTTACCTACACGCCTCATGTATAGCATTGATTTTGCAAAGCTGGTCAATAATCTACTCCCCTGGTTTTTCAGAAAACCGGTGATGAAAGGGTGGCTTGAGGCGCTTTCAGTGACCATCGTATCATTATATGACCAGTTCATTGAATTCACGGAAATAAAGCGTTGGGAAGTATCCATAACAGGCCAGGTGGCCGTGCTGGAGATCATGCTCAACACAGAGTTTTACGACGATGGGAGCCTCCGCAAGATTTTCATTTCCGATAATGACCTTGAGGAACGGATATATTTATTTAACCTTCTGGAAAATCAGGACCCGGTTTACCTGTATAACCTTTCAGAAGCGCAAGATCCGGTCTATATCTCAAACTCAGATGAAAGAGAGGCCACCGACTTTACAGTTTGGGTACCGGATACCCTTGTTTTCGACACCAATTTTATGACCGGCCTTGTTGCAAAGTACAAAATTGCCGGTCCGATTTTCGACATTAAAACTTACACAGAATGAACCGTATAAACACCAATTACAACGGAGGTTTCCCCCTTAACCTGAATGATCTGAGGTTTAATGATGATGCCATTCGGCTCGCACTCCGGGATATTATGAGAGGTCTGGCGGGGGATCAGGCAGTCGTTATATTCGGCTGTCAGATCGTAGAGCTTGAAACAGAAAATTACCAGGTCAGTGAAGGCGCTATTTTTTACCAGGGAGAAATCTGGCACGTATACCAACATACCGTAGATTATCCGGATGTGCCGAATTGGGCTTTTTATGTGTCCCATGATCCTGATGGAAATAAAATGTTCAAGGATGGTATACAACACAATACCTATGAAGTAAGAAATGCGCTTCTGTGCTTACCGGGTTCCTATCCTGAAGGTACTTTATACACTATCTCTGCTGACCAGGTGCTGAACCTAAAGGACGTTTTCTTAGAGGTAGGTTGGGCTGATCCCACACTGATGAATGGAACCACAATTGTCACAGGTAGCGGTTTATTACTTGGAAAATCACTTAAAACAGTCACCCTCCACGGAAAGATACACGTTTCCATTGATCCCGTAGGACTCATAGTATTAAACATACCGGCAGGCTTCCGTCCTACACTTGCTACCGGCGGATATTTACAAGTTAAGACATCAACCGACGATATAATAACGGTAAGATATATTCTCGGAACGGATGGGAATTTGACGTACTTCACGCTGGATGAGGGCCACGGTCTTGATATCGACGTTTGTCTTACCTTCTTTACGGCTTACTAATTGGTTTTTCCTGCGCTTATAAGAACGCTTGAACGTTGTTTAAGTAATATTCAAAGTGGGTTCATCAGGCGAGTTCCACAGAACGATCGGTACTCCTCGTTCGACTTGAAGATTTGAGCCGGTCTTGTGTGTTTTTTAGCACAATTCGTTTTACTTTTTTAGCACAATTCGTTTTGTCGATTATAAATAAGAGGTAAAACT